GCGATACAATCGGGGTAACGCCATAAGGCTACCCCCTACATAAAGGCTGAAGATGACAATACCGGCAGACTATCCCTTGGTTAAGGCGCAACACCTACAGCACAAAGCAAGCTCAGAGGTAGTCTGGGTTTGCAACTGCCCCGGACAACCGGCTACTCGCACACTACGATACGTAGCGGCGCACAGGGATGAGTTCAACGTTTGGCCGCCTGCGGCTAAGGAGGCATCAAAGTGAACGCAATTTTTACATTCATTGCTTTGCGGATCAGTGCACTATACGAACGGCTACAACTTTACGTAGTTAATCCTTGCGATGTAGACGCCATACCTATGATCGGAGTGTTCGGACGTGCGGCTGCTAGGTTTAGTACACTCTGTCCTTGTTGCTCGGGCGTGCGGGTGTTAGCCACAGCGGCGCTGGTCTACCTTTTCCCGTGGACGGTGTGGGGTTACGTGGCGTTGTACGTCCTTGCGCTAGCCATTGAAATGCACGGGCAAACCGATACAGGGCAGCAATGAAACAATTCACGTCCCCCTTTACGTTGCGTGCGGCAGAAGTATCCGCTGCATGGCTAGAGACAGCGGACTATTCCGGCGTGCCGCAAACCGTACAGCTATCGGTCGTAAACGATGACGCTACCCACACGGCGACGCTGTCCACGAAAGAAGCCATTGCCGACGGCGTATGGCGTTTACGCGTCACCGCCTCGTGTGGATGCTTTAGTCAACTGGTGCAAGTGAAACAATGCCCGACACCTGTACTTGATTCCGTGTACGATAAAGGCACGACCACAGGTCCTGCGCCAGGCATGATTAGTCCTGAGCCGTCCTGCGACCCTGCCACGTAGAGGCACACATGACACCAGCGCAAATAGAAATCATCAGGCGTGACCTTAGGGATTACGGGGTATTTTCGCTGGCCGCTAGAAACGCAGGCGTGACCATCGGCGAGATCAAGGCTCTAATGGCAAGGGACGAGGACTTCAATGCCGAAGTAAGTGAAAGCCTGCAAGCCCATGCGGACTACATATACATGACGGCGTTAGAGCGGGCCGTCAACGGGTCAGACATGCTGATGTCCAAGATATTAGAGGCAAAGGTGGACGGGTTTAGCAGGGAATCTAGAGTACCCGCTTCGGTCAAAAACAAACCCACGGGGCTGGTGCTGAGAACGTTTGACGCTGAAGGCAAGGAGATCGGAGTAGAGGACGACACACCGGAGCAAGAACCCCAAGAGGCGCAACCCGCCAGCCCTGCAGCGATAGAATGGACACGACGGCTATGAGCGCTAACTTTCAACTACCAGCCTACGGATGGACTCCACGTAAAGATCAAGTCGCATTGTGGCGGCAGATGATTAGCCCCGACTTTCGCAAAGGCGTAATCGTAGCCCATAGACGATTCGGAAAAGACGAATTGGGGCTGCACATCACGGCCGCAAAGGCGATGAGTCGAGTTGGATCGTACTGGTATTGTTTGCCGGAATACGAACAGGCGCGCAAAGCGATTTGGAACATGGTCAACTGGCGCACCAAACGTACTCGTATTGATGACGCGTTTCCGCCAGAGATCGTAGCCAAGCGAGACGACCGCAGCATGATGTTGTGGCTAGAGTCTGGCTCTACGGTGCAGATCATTGGAGCGGATCAAGTCGATAGTCTTGTGGGCGGAGGGCAAATTGGAATTGTTCTGTCTGAAGCCTCGCTATGTAACCCCAACGCTTCACCCTTTTTTGCACCGATCCTGGAAGAATCTGGCGGGTGGGAGCTACAGATCGGTACGCCTAGGGGTAAAAACCATTTCTACAAACACTACCTTGCGGCTAAAGAAGACCAGGACGCAGGGGACCACTCTGTTATGGCGGCGCTGGTTAAGGCGCACAGCACGGCGGTGTATTCGCCTGACCAGTTGCAGCGGATTAGGCGTGACCTAGAACGCACAAAAGGTAAGAAGATGGGCGAGGCGCTCTTTGCGCAGGAATACGAATGCTCGTTTAACGCTGCGATTGTCGGCGCGGTATGGGGCGAGGAGCTATCCGACCTAGAGCTAGAGGGGCGGTACGGTGATTACAAATACGACCGACGTTTCCCCGTCTTGACGTCGTGGGACATTGGCGTGGGCGATGCTACCGTTATCCTGTTCTGGCAAGAGATCAGAGGGCAAAGCCGATTGATTGACGCTTTCGAGGCGACGGGTATCGGTTTGGACAGTTACATCAACGTACTGAAAGAAAAGAACCAAACAAAAGGGTACATCTACTCTAAACATCTTGCGCCTCACGACATTCAACAGCGGGAGTGGATACGAGGAGTCAGCCGACTAGAAGAAGCCCGTCGTATGGGGCTGAACTTTGAGCGCATACCGAACACCAGCATTAAGACTCAAGTTGCTGTAGCGGCGCAATTCATATCTGTAATGGAAGTGGCATCAGGTGTGCCCGAAGTTGCCGCCGCTTTCGAACACCTGAAAGCGTATAGGTATCCGGTGAGCCAAACGGGCGCGATCATAACGACCCCTGTTCACGATGAGCATTCACATACCAGCTCTGCCTTGATGACCTATGCGCTATACCAAACAAGCAAGCTGGGGTTTAGCATACCGGATGAGGACGATAGCCTACACGGTTCGGGCAGTCTAGGCGCGGATAATTTCGACCCAAGGGTGTACGATACGCGAGGAGTCTTTGCGTCTGGTAATCAACAAGGGGCTGGACTACAATCGAGGTTTCGAGCCGCACCAAAACGCGGTGCGTTCGGCTAAAGGATAGAAATGACCTATACAGCAATCGTCGGCGGATACACGCCTAATCAAATGTCGTTTTACGAGGAAGGCAAACTTGCTGCGCCTGACGACATGGGGGATTCCATCGCTCGTATTGTCATGGAGCGTTTCCGTCGGGCGCACGAGTCAAAACGAAACCATCGTATATACCAGGGTTCAACGTCTATTCAGCTATTCCGTGAAGCGGAAAACGCCATGGAAAAAGTGTACAACCCGGGGGATGCGGAGAACATTCAACATGCGTTTGGGTTTACCCCGTCACGGTACTACGGTCTGTCGTCGGCTAAGGTCAGGGGTATCGCAGATTGGAAACTAGACCTTGTGGCAGGGTCGGTAGAAAACTTGGTACGGGTCACACCGTCGCCAGACCCACGGTTAGATGAGGTATCGAAGGCGCGTATCAAGGAAGCCGTAAAAGCTGAACTCCTAGAGCGCATGCTGTCTAGCGGTACTGGCGACCCTAAGATGCTGTTGGATGTTGTGAGCGGACGCTTGCGCCCTGAGGTAAAGAAGTTTCTGGACAACCGTGCTATCGCTATCCGGCAGGTCGAACAGGCGCACATGGTAAACGCTGCAGCGGGTGCGGCAGCAGCCGTGCAAACCAAGATGCGTGACATGGCGATCGAGGGAGGATTCCGCGACGCGTATGCAGCGTTTAACTACAACACATTTGCATATGGCGTAGGCATCCTTAAATTCCCCCACTATCAACGTCGGGTTGTGCTGTCAGATAAGCAAGATCGAAAAGGGCGAGCCGAACGGATGTGGAAAGTTGTGCCCACGTTTAGCTCGGTCAGCCCGTGGAATTTCTTTGTCACCAACGACGGACGCACGGCAGACGATTGCACGGCGGTCATGGAGTACCGCGAATACAACAAGGCGGAATTGGTGCGGCTAGCCAAAGACCCTAAGTATGACGGCGATGCTATCCTCGAAATCCTAGACAAATATTCGTTTAAAGGTCGGGCGTGGCTTATGCCCGAGGCGACGGACACGAAAGCGGAAAACGGTTCAAGTGCAGGTTACTGGGGTCCAGAGGAATCCGTTGCTGTCCTTTCTATGCAAGGCTGGCTTACAGGGTCAGACCTGCAAAAGTACGGGCAGACAGGGTACGATAGCTCGGATATCTTGCACGTTCACGCAGAAGTAGTGCTGGGGCGTACCATCAGGCTAGAGGTCAAGGATCCTTTGCAGTCCACGCCCCGTAGCTATGCTGTTAGTAAATTCGATTCACTAGGAGACGGTGTGTTTAACGCAGTCGGCATCCCTGCCATTTTGAGGGATACCCAGAATCGTGTTAACACTATGTTGCATTTGTACGAAGCCAACATGGATGAGGCCGCCCGTCCGCCTAAGATGATTAACCCTGAAGTATTCCGCAACCCGCATGAAGCCCATAAGATTGTGGCAGGCGGACAATATCAAGTGAGCGACTTATTCGGCGGAGCAGGGTCGATGCCTGAACCAATCCGTGCACTGCGTTCGCCCTCGATCTTCCAGATCATATGGCCGCTTATCCTGCAAGCGGCACGCCTAGCAGACGAAGAAGTGGGCGTGCCGCAAATGGCGTTAACAGGCGACCAGTACGGCAAAGGCAGCTTGGGGGAATACTCCGCTCGAATCAGTAATGCGCTACGTCGCATCAAAGCTGCAGCGTATGCGGAGGATCGAGCGCTTGAACCAATGTGGCGCACCGTGTTTGAAACCGTGTTAGATGAGAATCCGGTGCTGGTGGAGAACGTGGACTTAGATATGTCGTTCCAAGGTATCACAGGGATTCTCACGCAAGACTTAGAGAAGAAGGCAAAAGTTGACAGGCTCTCGCTCGTGGATCATGCGGTTCAGTCTGGAGTCGCACCCCCCGAGGTTGCGCAGTACGCGTATCAGGATGCGCTTAAAGCAACAGGCATCCCGACTGAAGCGCTTGGCATGGACGATCCGCTTATCTCGCAAGCCATGGCGATTGCCGCGTCTAACCCTGTACCAACGTCACCGGGCAACCAAGTACCAGAGTTGGACGGGCGATCCGCACCTGCGCTGCAGCCAGGTGTTACCGCCACCCCACAAGGAGCGAGTACGGCTTTGCCGCCACCGGTGTAACTGCTACAATAAGGTATTGACCCCCTTTGCTAATTGCGTTTTAATTTCACTAACCAACACTGCAAGGCGGTAAACATGTCAATCGTAATCGACGGCAGCCCTGTAGTAAAGGGCGACACCCTTTACTCAAGACGCGCTGGCTCTCACGGTACGGTATTTAAAGTACTGAACAGCGCGGTTATTCTCAGGGTCCAACGCGGCGACAGTTACCGCGATTTCACCGTTACGGGCAACGGCTACATCGCAGGCGAGAAAGATGTGAGCTGGTTCCCTTCCATAGAGATTCCGCTAAAGAAAGGCGAAGCGGATAAGTGGGCGCAAATCCAAGCAGTCCTCACAACTTTATACAAGGTGCTGTAATGCCACAAGTCCCTTTCCTGTGTTGCCCTCCTAGCCCCCGAAACGGTCTACCAGCCCCTATGCCGGATGCCAATCGTGATCCCTACATTCCGGTGGAGCCAGGGTTAGCGTGCAGCAATCCCGTGTTCGTAGAAGCGTGTGACAAAGATGTAACGCTCGCAGGCACGGATTGCGACGGCAATGCAAAAACAGTAACAGGCGTAAGAGGCGAAGTGGTGCAAGTGGTGCAAGAGCCGGGGCAGGTTCTTAACGTCCGCTTCTGCGAACAGCAGACAGATGCGGAGACGGTAATCTTATGCGACCCCTCCAACGATCACCAGATTGCGTTTCAGTACGACATGAAGGCTGTGCCTCCGGTGCTGCTTTCCGCCTTTGACTTGATGACTGGTCAGCCTTTTACGGGTGACCCTGACACGCTTACGACGTGCGGCGGCAGTAGCGTGACGGAGGAGTCAGACCCCCATCCGATGTGTGATAACGGGGTTAACTTTATCCGCTGGTACGTCATGCGCCAAGGTGTACCAACCGGCGTTACATATGACACGGATTCTCGTGGTATGCCATATGCCGTGATGGACGAGGCTGTTGTGACGTTGGGTACTTGCGTCGTACAGACGGCGTGCGTGCCGACGATTGCCAGCGCGGGGGGTGACGCAATCGCAAGCCTCCCACCTGGACGCGTTATCGGGGTGCAAAACCCTAATGGCGTTAGGGTCGAAGTGCTGACTTCGGCGGGGCTGTTCATCGTCGTTGCTGGAGTTACTTCATTTTCGACTAGCGATTTTGGGTGCGAAGTAACGGTCGAAGCCGTTACCGTATCCGAGGGCGCGGTATCCGACGTTATCATCACAACCCAAAGTTGGTAAACACCATGCAATACGCTAGCGCATCCAAGAGCCAGAACGTCCAGGTATGCTACCGCTTCGGCGGCGACGGGACAAAGCCTCCTTTACGCTTTACGGCGGTGACGGTCAAAGGCAAGGTGACGTACTACTCCGGCGGCGTGCGAGTCACAGACCCTACGACGATTGCATGGATGGATCAGATTGTGGCGCAGGCAACCAGCGACATGATTGAGGACTGCAGCCAAGAAGAAATCGAATCTCTTGACACGGAGTTAAAAGCCTACACTGACGCAGGCGACGCCACCACGTTGGCAGGAGCTAAGGCATACGCTGACACCCAAGACGCCACCACGTTGACAGGAGCTAAGGCATACGCCGACGCAGGCGACGCCACCACGTTGGCAGGAGCTAAGGCATACGCTGACACCCAAGACGCCACCACGTTGGCAGGAGCTAAGGCATACACCGACGCAGCAATACCGAAAGTGTTTGCCAAAATTGTGTACACCAATGACGTCGACCCCAACGCGTCAGCCGTGTTCGACACGTCGTACCCGCCTGTAGCGCACGACGATGCGCTCAGAGCCAATGACGACTATCTGTACATAGGAGAGGACGCAAGCGCCTGGGTATTCCGCAGCGGCGGATATGAAAAGCTCAATGCCGGTGGAGCGACAGCGTGGAACCTGAATATCGAAGGCGTAGAAACAGACGCAGGAGGGAACAAGACCGACACAATCGTGCGGTCAGGGGGGATTGTCACAGGTAACATTCTTAGCCTAGGGGCAGCGGACAACGAGTTTGGCGGCAGCCTAGCGGCAGTGACGAAAGGCGCCGACCCTAACACCGGCGTCTACAGTTGCGTAAAGCTGATGGCTACGGAAGACTCCACGTGGATTGCGCTGTCAGTTCAGCGAACGCCGGACATTAGAATTGGGGTGGGGATTACCGTCGCAGACCCCGAAACGGGCGTGCCTGTAAAAGCGTCCAACTATGTGGTAGTCCATCAAAACAACCACATGGACGGTGGGGTTATTTTTACAGGGTATCTGGACCAGCCAATAATTGCGATCGACAACGCTACAGCCAGCGTAGGCATAGGAACTACGAAACCTGAGTTTAAGGTGGATGTAGCAGGTACAGCACGCATTAGCGACTTGCCCGATACATCGCTTGCCACGCATATGGTGGTGGTAGACCCGATTACGCAGCAGCTTAAATCCCAACGGATACCGACAGGCGGGGGGGCGGTTTACGCTAAGATTGTCCACGTTGACGCATACGACCCTAACGAAGGCACTACGTTCAGCACGGACTACCCGCCGAGGGAGAACGACGAAACGTTGAAGGCGAACGACGACAACCTTTATGTGGGGCAGGATGCTAGTACATGGGTGTACCGCGACGGGCGCTACGAACCGATACGGGCGGACAGTAGGGGCATGCGGACGGTTGCTACCTTGCCTAGCGGCACGACGCTTCAACCCGTCCTCCGATCCGCTGATGTGTTCTGGCAGGAGTGTACGCTGTCGGCAGGGCAAACCCTAACCATAAACGTACCGCTTGGCGCGCCGAACGATGAAGAGCGGTTTGAGATTCGGCTACGTTCACAGGCAGCGGTAAACCTCGGTTTCGTGGGTCTCTCGTACCAAGGCTCTACGGATTTATCACTGCCTGTTACGACCAGCGGGGCGAATAAGATCGACCGCATGGGGTTTTCGTATTGTGCGATAACAGGTAAATGGCACCTAACCGCTAAAGTTTTTGGGTTTTAAACATGGCTGACAGACATTGGGTAAACGGCGCCGGAACATGGGACGCTGCGAACACGGCTAACTGGAGCGCCACAGCCGGTGGGGCAGGTGGGGCGTCAGCACCTACGGCGGCAGATAACGTATTTTTCAGCAGCACGTCCAATGCTGCAGCCGCAACGATCACGGTCGGGGCGACCGCTGCGTGTTTAAACTGGAATATCTCGACCCCGACTAACGGCATGCTCACGTTCAGTGCGACAAGCACGTCAGTTATCAACGTCAACGGCACGTTCAACAACACCGCTACAAATAACGTAACCGTGACAGGCAACGGGGTAGTGAACTTTAAAGGCGAGGGCACGCTTCGGTTTGGCAGCGCAACCTACGGATCGACGACTTTCCGTATTGACACTACGGCAGGCACCAAGACGTACACCTTAGGTTCGACGCTTACCAGCACATCAACGGTAGTCAACGTCACGCGCGGACACCTAGACACTGCGGGGTACAACGTTTTGTTATCCGCGTTGCAAGCAGGGACAATAGCCGGTACAACATCTAGGCTTAGTCTCGGGGCTTCAACCCTCTCATGTGTTAGCCTGGTGGAGATGAACAACACGGGGGCGCTAACCGTTAACGCAGGAACCAGCCGAATAAATTTGACCAGCGCTAACGCAACGCTGAATAACGCAGGGTATACGCTCTACGATGTAAGCTTCACCGCCAAAGGCACAGGGCAGATTCAAATAAGAGGCGCCAGCGGCACATATAACTCATTGACGGTAGACAGCCCCTCCACCGCAGGTGTGATAACGTTGGTCACACAAAGTAATTCCACCGGCAACACGCTTACCCTAGGGACGTCTAACACACCGGATAAGGCTATCGTAGTACGAGGCGATCTAGCCAAGCGCATCATGACGTTTACCACGGTGACAGCGCTATCGAATGTATCGTTTAGTGACATTGAGGCGCAAGGCGCCAGCGCGCCTTGGAGCGGAACCCGCCTTAGCGATTGCGGGGGGAACACTAACATCCTATTCGACACCGGCGTAACACGGTACTGGTACTCAGCGGGGCAGGCAGCCGCTACATGGCGGTCAGCCTCATGGTGCAACAACCCTGCCGACACTGTAGGTTCGCTGGCTAACGTCCCGCTTGCGCAGGATACGGTCGTGTTCAGGGACGTAGGGCTAAATTCAGGGGCGGTACTAACGTCGTCTTCTACGGATAGAATCGAGATAGGCACACTGGACTGCTCGCAGCGCACGTTGCCGATGAACCTAAATCGGCAGGGGGAAGTATCGCTGTACGGAGACATCATCTTGTCCCCTGCAGTTACATGGGGACTGCTGACGAATACGCTACGACCAAGCGGCAAAGGAGCGATGAACATCACGTCCGCGGGCGTTTCGTTCTGGAGCGTCCAAACATATACGTCTAACCCGTCGGTGCTCAAGCTGGTTGACGATATGAAATGCACTAGCTCATTCGTGCAGCTTGGAGGGGGGACGGTTAATCTTAACGGCAGGGTGTTGACGTGTGCGACATTCGCCACGTCTACAGCCATCCCCCGCAGCGTTGACTTCACCGGCGGGGCAGTGGTGCGGGTAACAGGAACAAATACCACGGTGTACAACACCACAACGTCTACAGGGTTAACATACATTGGTGCGCCTAGAGTTGAGCTAATGGGGTCCCCGACTACGGGTACGAGGTCAGTCGTCACAGGTACGCCCACAGCGGCAGCGCAAGCGTCTTTTTACGTACTAGGCGGCACTGACACGGTTAACATATTCACTGCTGTACAGTCGTTGGATTTCACGGGCTTTAACGGAACCATTACGTCGAACAGATGGTCGATAGAGGGAGACCTCACCCTAAGCCCAACGGCAACGCTAACAACTACGGCGAACACGATTACGTTTGCGGGAAGCGGGGCAAGTACGCTCACGCTAAATGGCGTAGATATGCCGAGGAAAATACTTAGCTACAGGGAAATAACCGTAACCGATTTAAACCCCACGTTTAAGGAAACTGTAACCCTGGAATCAGGAGGGTTAATACTCCAAGCAGGCGGTACGGCTACGTTTACGACGACGATCCAGACGCAAGGCAGTACGGTTAAGACAATGAAAAGTACAGACCCCGCAGTTAGGGCAAAACTGGTCATGTCGCCATGGACTCCGCATAACCTGTCACGCATTCAGTTTCAAGGGATTGAGGTAGACAAAAGTCAGGGCGCAACCTTCAACGCGTACACAAATTCAGGAAACGCGCTATCCGCCCAGAACCAGAACCTTGGCAACAACATCGGGATTAACTTCATCCCTCCAGGCATGACTATGATGGGCTTTATGTAGCACAAGTATCTCGCATTACCCCCTAAGCAAATTAGTTTTAGCATCCCGCTAAAGGGGTTGACCTACCCATTAGGTTGTACGGAGCGGTATATGGACGCCAATAAGTATGCGTCAGTGAGCCTGCCAGAACACCATGCCCTTGTGCTTGGTGCGCTGGACGGTATCAAAGAAAGTCTAGCTAAACATTCCAAGGAAGAAGCAGTGATAAGGCTAACCTTTGAAGAGTTTCGTAAATGGGCGGAGAAGTAAGGATTAAACATATTTAACAACAAGCTGTTACCGTTTGATGTATAAAGTAAATATTTTTTAGGGGGTGTAAATGACGAAAGATACACGTTCGTATGTCGCCGCATCTGTATTTATGGTGGCGACGCTAGGCATTGGGTACGTCTTAATGGTGTACGAAATTAATTCTACCAACCGTGACCTGGTGGTCTCACTCCTGGCGGTTGCCACATCCGGTGCAGGAATTGCGATTGGAAAATTGTTCGGCACGGCGACGGACGACCAAGTGGCGAAGTTGCAAAAAGCCTTTAACGAATTGGAGTTGAAGCATCAAACGCTGCAGCATGAGTACGGGGCGCTGGTACGAATGTTGGTAGACCGCCACATCATACAAGCACAAGGCTTCGAGAGAGCGGAGAACTGCCCGGCGGAGAACTGTCCCGCTAAGGCAAGAAACATTGACAAATAGAACTTTACGTATTACGTTTACGATATCTAAGTTGTGCAGCCAATCGGCTGTGCCTTTAGGTGCAACTTAAAAAGGAAATACCATGAGCTTCGTTAGCTGCAATCAATTCAACACGGCGGTTGCCGCCAAGCAAGACAAACTTTTAGACTGCGCAGGCGCACCGCTTGCAGGCAACGTACCTACGTGTACGCAGATGGCTACTGCCATTGCAGCCGCAACCCCTGCAGCGACTACCGCTACCGCAGGGGTTATCACGTTAGCCACGCCCCTGGAAACGGTAGAAGGCAAAGTAACCGACAAAGCTGTCACACCCGAGGATATGGCCTACGCGTTGCAAGGCGCGGTGGAATCCTATCCTATTTATGTGCGCAGTAAAGGCGAGACGCTCAACCCCCTTCCTGGCGAGGACCGAGGGCTTGCCGTGCTGGGGCGGTTTGAAGGGGTCGCAGCCGCGCAGAGCCCTGCGCAGGTTCAAGGCATCGGCGTGTGCGGATATGTGGACCCGAAAGCGGACACCCCCGCGGATAAATGGTCAGCAGGGGTTTCAGGCTTTAACATCAGCCGTGGTGCAGGGAACAAAATCGGTATGTATGGCTTTAGCATGGAAGCGGGAGGCGCGGTCAACTACGGCGTATTTGGGTCGGCAGGCAACGCAGCGGTAAACTGGGCGGGGTTCTTTAACGGCAACGTTAACGTAGTCGGTACAGTTTCGCAAGGCTCGGACGCACGAGTCAAGCAGAACGTTGCAACTATTGACGCTGTTAAAGCCTTGGCGTTTCGTAATGGTTTGCGGTGGGTAACATACAAAAAAGTAATTCCTGTCATGGGGCAAAGCGGTATCGTGAGTCTCGACACCGGATACGAAGCGGGACTGATTGCGCAAGAAGTCCAGGCGTTAACGGAGGAAATCGGCGCATTCCAATTTGTAGTTAAAACCCAAAACCCCGATATGTTGGGGCTGGACTATAACTCGATTAACGCAATCGTAATGGCGGCAGAGCAAGCCTTGCTCGGTCAACCGTAACACAGACCATCGGTGTAGCTTTAGGGAAACCATATGACCCAAAAACCAAAACGTGTCGCCATAGCGGCGTTAACACTTTCAGCTGCAGGGTTCGTGGCACTCGTGGGGCACGAAGGCTACACCGATAAGGCGGTTGTCCCAGTCGTGGGCGACCGCCCTACCTACGGGTACGGCAGCACCTTTAAGGAGGACGGCAGTCCCGTTAAGATCGGCGACACGATTACACCACCAGCGGCGTTGCGTGTTGCGTTGCACCACATCGCCAAAGACGAGTTGAAACTACATCAATGCGTTAACGCTGAATTACATCCTGTAGAGTATGACCTAATGGTTAACTTTGCGTACCAGTACGGCGTGACAACGCTATGCAAATCCAACATGGTGAAGCACGCCAACAAAGGGGACTACACCGCGTCTTGTAAGGCGTATCTCGACTATAAATTTGTAGCGGGTTACGATTGTTCCACGCCAGGCAACCGTCGTTGCTCGGGGGTATGGAAGCGCAGCCTTGAACGTCACGACACCTGTATGAGTTTGCAATGACACTACCATTGAACCTAGCCGTTTCAGCGGCTATCGCACTGACTGCGCTGTTCGGGTACCAGACATACCGCGTCAGTGACCTGAAGCAACAAGTAGCCGCAAGTGAACGCAAAGCCGCAGGGCTTGAGGCGCACTTAGCCGAAACCCTTAAACAGCAAAAGGTAAAAGATGAAGCCCTCCAAGAATCTAACAAACGCGCAACGGCTAATGCTGCTGCTTCTGACGCCGCTCGCACTGAGCTTGAGCGGTTGCGCCGGACCATCGCAGCAAACCGTAATCGTCAACCCGATAGCGCCGCCTCCGTTAAGCACATCGACGCCCTCTCAACCGTACTCGCTGACTGTGCAGCAGAATATGAAAAAGTGGGGCAACGTGCTGACGGACATCTCAACGACGCGTTAACACTGCACCAAGCGTGGCCTCGTTGACTGTACGCCCTAGAGAGAATACAATTTGTAAAACCGGAGAAGCCATGCAGTTAATAGCGCCAGATCAGAAGGTATCAGAACCGTTCGTTGTCCCTAAGGGCGGCGAAGTCACGGTTGTGGCTGACGGCTTGCAAGGAGCAGACCGCGTAGCGTTTTACGTGGTGAGCACTACATCCTCAACGGCGTCGAATGATCCTTGTTGTCCTGGGGTGGTTGCCTTGCCTGAAGTCAAATCCCGTGTGCCCCTTAAACGTGAGTGCAATTGCGTCAAGCAACTGGTAGAGCTGACGGCGGACGACCCATGGGCAGTCATTAACACTCCTCAAATGGTGCAACTGCAGGCTGAAGTTTATGCAACGGACGACGCAGTTATCGAAGTCACCTATTTTGAAACTCTAAGCATTTAACGGGATTGCCAGATGGAAATCATTAAACCCAATCAAACCGCCTCAGCTGTCCTGACAATCCCGCTAGGCAAACAGCTCACGCTAGTGGCGCAAGGGCTAGGCGAAGGGGACGCAGCCTATGTAGAGCTTGTCACCCTGAGTAGCCAAGCTGAATTTACGGGCAACCCTTGTTGCGACACCACTACAGGGCTAGAGGTAGTAGCGTCAACACGGCTACGCTGCCCTAACGGCGCACCCGTTAGGATGACGCAAGATTCGCCTTACGTGGTACTAGACGCCCCCCAAAATGTAGCTTTGCGAGTTGTCATAGAAGCTGACACCAGCGCAGCCGTATCAGTTACAAAACACGAAACGGATAGCAGCGGTTGTATGGCGTGCACATGCCCGACTGAAACGTTGCCGCCAGAACCTGTCGTTACGTATTGCCCAAGTCAACCGCTATCCTGCGACGGTTCCGTACCAGGGTACGGCTTTCACCAAGCTGACCCGCCAGACCCTGAGGCTACAGTGGTGATGGATTCTTGCGATGGCAGCGTTGACCCGATTTTCATTTACCCAACCGCAGGCACGGGGCACACGATTCGCGTAACTGATTGCACCGGCGCGTTAATCGGCTATGCCGCCAACCGTTCAGATTGCGCCGCCTAAATAAGGAGCCATAATGGCGATGACTAAGAAGCCCCAAAAGAAGATGATCTCCGAAGGTAAAGAGAAGTACGCTAGCAAAGCTGCGATGGACAAGCACGAAAAAGGCGAAGGCAAGAAGGCTGAAGCTATGGAGCGGTTCAAGGCGAAGATTGCAGCTGCAGCCAAGAAACGCAAGTAGTACAATCCGTTATCCCTACAAACCGAGAGGTTATAAAATGTTTACGATTCCTAAATTCCCTACCAACGGCGGACCTAACAGCAAGCCGGTAAAGATGAACGCAGGCGCAGTAAAGATGCCTGCGCAGTCAGCCGCACCTAGTCCGAAGATTAGCAAACCGAAAGGGTGTGCTACGTGCCCAGGCTCAGGCAGAAAGTAAACGATGAAAGCTAAAGAAGCCGAGCTTTTGTTGAAGCAAGAGGTTGCGTCTAGGTCTCCCCTAGGTGTGGCGTTGCTTACTCTGCTGGAGGATGCCGAGTTGCAGAACTATCGGCAATCTTCCCGCACGGCAGACCCCTATGTTACGGCTCGTGTGTGCGGCCGTGGTGAAGGCATTAACTCAATCATTCAACGTATCGCGCCCGTGGAATCTCCCGCCCTAAATGGCCGTGAGTTAGCCCCACCGGTCGCAGGAGAAATCTAATATGGCTACGCAACAACTAACAGGCGCAGAACTTTTGGCGTGGCGCGCAAAGCGCACAGGGCGGAAGAACCTAGAAGTTTTTACCGAAGACCCGACAAACAGCCCCAACGGTCCGATCGCCGCCCTTAGCCCTTTAGAGGGATACCATGGAGTGGACCCCGATAACAAAGACGGTACACCTGCTCCGGATACTCCTGCAGCAGGATCGGCAAGCGACAACGATTTGCGCAACCAGTTGGATTCAGCGCTTGGGCGTGTTGCGCCTTTGCAACGCCAGATGGAAGAACTACGTGCGGCACATGAAGCGGCTAACCGTCGTGCTGCGGAATTAGAAGCTGCGTTAAGAGAGCGAGACGCGGCGCAGGCGGAGGCTGCGGCAGCAAGAGCAGCAGACGAGTTTGACCCGCTAGAAGGCATCTCGCAAGAAGAGCGTGATCTTCTGGACAGCACCGCGTTAGCTATCATCGCCCAAACGGCGAAGAATGCCTTTAAGAAAGCAGCAGGTAATCGCGAAGACCCTAAAGAATTGATCGCCAGGGAGTTGGCAAAGCGTGACGCACAAACCCGTGATAGATATATTCGTGGCACGGTCGAAACGCTTGGGCTGATTAAGCTGGGCAACGATACTAAATTCAACAAGTTTTTGGCGGAGGACGATTCAGCCGCACTCTTGATGAACCAATTTGTAAACGCGCCGGATACGGATACCGCTCGCTCGCTAGAGCCACGCATTAAAACGATGCTCAAACGGTTCGAGAAAACTACCGATTCGCCGCGGCAGCCTGACGCGCAAGACCGGATGTCCGCCCATCTCAACCGAGACGCTGGCGCACAATCGACTAGCTCGCACGGCAACCTCACGCCTGAAGAAGCCAGGCGTATTACCAACGAAGCCAAGCGGTTGATCCGTGCAGGGCGGCAGGCGGAAGCTAAGAAGCTTCTCGCCCAACTTTACTAACTAACCAACCCGAGGTAAATATGAGCAACAACGTAAACTCCGCAGGATACGGCGGCAGCATTAAAGGGTCGATCTTCGCACCAGATCGAATCAGCGGGAATATCGTACAGGCGTACCACAACTGTAGCCTCCTGCCAAAAATCGCCAATAGTAACTTCATCACTGAAGAGGAGTTAATGTGCGGCGGTAAGGTTATCTACGGTATCGAACAACCGGTTAACCTGTTTGGCACGGACCGCCAGAACAACGAACACCCTGATGTGTTCGACGGTCCCGGTGTAGACCAAGGCAGCATGTCCGTTTGTCAAGGACGTAAGTTTCAATGGAAACTTTCAAACTACGACAAGCGCATCATGTGCAAAAACTTCGAGCTGTGGGAAGCGTCAATCCAGCGCCGTCTGCACCGAGGTATCGCGGAATTGCTCGACGCCTATTCGATCCCTAAGATCATGGCAAGCGCATCGCCGGATAACGTCGGCACTCACGCCGGCAAGTTAAGCCACTCGATTAACCTGGGGTGGCAGGATTCTAATGCGCTCAATGCGAATAGCGTTGCAGGTATCGAGGAGCTGTTCTTCAACCTTGACCAAGTAGCGACAGAGAGCGGCATGGTTTGCGGTACGGCGGACACGGAAGGCGAAGGACCAGGCGGTTCAGTCGTCATTATTATCCCCGAGCAGCTTAAGCGTTATGCAATCAAGTACATGTCCGAGTTCGGCAAACAGGGTTGCTGCACCAAAGAAAACGCCATGGTCACCGGCTATATCGGTAACATCCTAGGCAAAGAGGTGTTTACGTCTACAAAGCTCTTCGCCAGCAACTTCGGTGCAGCAGGCAATATCGCCCCTATTCTGATGGTAGACCCAACGCAAGTGCTGCACGCCTTTGAGATTATCTCAAGCGAATGGTACAAGCATCCATTTGAGTGGGCGTTGACCGGTGAGTTTGTATGGGATACCCATGTGGTTCGCCCTGAAGCCATCGCCGTGGCGTTCTCAAAAGTATAAGCTGTAGAGGGCGAAAGCCCTCTACACTATGACACATTAAATAGGAGTTATCATGTCTCGTGTAGCTAAATCCGTTAAAGCGCACCAATCGTTCCGAGGCGGTCTCAACGACCTGTCGAAGAACCCCTACATTCAAGCCCTTGGCAGCAGCTGCTGCGAACCTGCGGCAGCGGTGGATCAAGATCGTTTGAACCCCACTATTAACCCTGAGAATGCGTTAATCCACACCCGCCCATTCGGCAACCGTGACTACTGGCAGTTTGGTGAGTTCGCCGATTCAGAACGTGCACGTATTGTGCAACATATCAATACCCACAAGGTAGGCGCACAACTGGAGATTCTGGTCGTTCCTACTTTCTCTTTGCTCTACAGCGTACAAGCGGTTGTATTCGCCGAAGAAATTGGGTTGAAGTTCAAGGTCAAAACCCGCAACGGCACAAAACTGCCAAGTGGGCAACTGATTAAAGTGGCGGAGAAAGACGGCGGTAGTAGCTGCGGCGAAGTAGAGCGTACCCAGTCCGTAGGAGACCTGAACGACATCGGCTCCTTAGACGGTGCGACTCGCGTTCACACGCTGGCGGTGTCTGATATCGGCGGAGAGTTTGCGCTCGAAGCCGACGTGCTGATCTTGGAAGTTACATCCATGCCATCTATCGGTGTGGTAGGTAACTTTGACCTACGCGTCCACACTAACTACATTGCGCCAGGTCGTTCCGAAGCGGCGATGTAACATAGCGATTTAGCCCGTCAGGAAAGGGCGCTCATTTGCGCCTTTTCTTTTGACGCTTGCGTTGTAACTTTATGCGACGGGGTGTACACTAGATCGTGTACAGACCACACCCCTTAACCTACCGAAGGATTTATCATGTCAGCACAATTTCCTTATATCGTCTCCCGTATTAACGGGATCAAAATTCATTTACAGCCAGGGCACAGAGGCATTATGCACCGCTTCGACACCCAGGATAACAAGCCGCTCATCCGCGAGGTTTCATCCTACGGGCACAAAGATACCGACGCACCTCTGATTCTTGAAGGCACGCCAGAGCCAGGAGAAACCCCTCGCACGTCACGCCGTGGTTCAGCGCCAGCCGCACCTGCAGCACTGTAAGATATGACGACCGCACGCGGCTGGACACCTACGCTTAGATACAGCCCCCTGAACCACATCATCGTGGACTGGGGGATTAACGGACAACCGTTCAGTATGTGCGGTATGCCCGAGCGAAATTGCGAGGCGCCCAGCCCAGTGCCGTCTGAGGCAAGTTGTACCGACCTGCCTATTACGGAAGGCGTGGATACATACGATTGGTACAGGTGGATACCTGAGATCATAGTAGGGTTAAGCAACACGTCAGATGACATGGCAGCGTCTTATGCCAGACGTGCAGCGCGAGAGTTTGCGGCGAAAGGTCGCGTACTAAAACGCCAGATTGCAGTACGTCTGCAGCAAGGTGTATTCCGCTATCCGATGGAAGCCTTTGACGAAGAGCAGATTCAAGGCGTCATGTTCATTGACAGCGCCCTAGGCTCGTGTTCCTGCTCAGGTACACCACAAACGAATTTATTCAGATCATCCTCGGGGCTAAGTTTAGACTCCGCCCGTGGGGTAAACATTGGTGCGGTGCAGTTTAACGTATCCAGGCAAGAGCTAGTTATCAGTCCGCTGCAAGGTTGTTGCGGCGCGCATGTTGGTAACGGCGGTCCTGAATACCTGCTCGTCACCGTCTGGTCTGCCCCCACCGAAGACTCCTGCAAACATGACGCTTATCTATATGAGCAATATCGTCGAGAGATCACAGTCGGTGCGAGGGCAGACTTCATAAGCGAAGCACACGCTATTGGCGTGTACAAGACCACAAGAGGCTACGCCAATTTTAGAGGCGATCAGATGCTCATGCAGCAGGCAAGCGTAGCTCGAAAAGAATTTATGTCCCTGATACGCAAGGCGAGGGTTGAGGCGGAATTGGAAGGGTTTCAGGAGATCGGCAACAGCCGCCCATCGGGCAGTCTGTTCGGTCGAGGGTGCGGAGGCTAGCCATGCGGATATACGATTTTCTATTTTCTATCGCCGGCGCACTAGGAGACGCACGGCAGAACACCCCGTTTCGCAGGCACACGCTGAAAGACTTGGCGATGTTCTACTCCGAAGCGCTTTGTTACGTGAAGACGCACAGACCGGATTTGTTTACCGACTACGTTGTCATGCGGCTACAGACAGGACGAGACCAAGACGCACGTTGTTGTGGTTGCGATAACGTCATGGGCGTGCACGCGCAAGTAGATAAAGACGGCAATACCGTTAAGCACATGGACGCCACGGGAACCCCAACGTCTAACACGTCACGGTGGTATCGCACCCCCTGCCGTGAATCGCAGGCAAACGTTAGCGGCACTATCCTTACCAACTATACGATCGACCCGGGCATGAACGGGAATTTCACAGTGACACCTCCTGTCCCTCCTGGTGAGGACGTGTGGGTCAAGCTCAAGTGCGTCAAGTCCCCCGAGAGTATTTCCGAGGCAGACGTCCTGATGGGCAAGACTACAGGAGACTGTAAATTCCTACCTGCGATTCGTAGCTACATTATGTACAGGGCGTTGCAAGGAAACCGTCACGCAGTGGGTGCGACACAAGAATCGCAGAACGAAATTAACAACGTCAAAGCGTACCTAGGTATTCAGTACAAGATGGAAATAGAACAGGAAAAAGCTAATGGCTTGCAATAAACCTCTAGGGGATTGCACAAACGTTTCGCCCTGCGGCGCAAGCAGCGGGTGCGGGTGTTCAGACCCTACACCTGAACCTATCCTCCCCAGATGTCAGGACGCAGTTCTGGCGGCAGGCACTTACGAAAACGCCACGATAGTAGTAAACGCCAACGGGTGTATTGTTTTGGTGGAGAGCGGAGAGCCGCCCGTGTATACGCCAGATGATTGCTGCGGCGGTACGTCAAGCGGAGGCGGCACGCAGGGCGTGAAAGGCGACGATGGTGAACCAGGCGACGCGGCTTCGATAGACGTTGAACCCTCTATCGAAGTCAATAGCGGCAACTACTGGTCGGTGGAAAACGTCGGCACTTCCTCTGCGGCAATCCTCCGGTTTCGTTCGCCGCCCTCTACCGCTGGTGGCGGTGGCAGTACAACAGGTATAACGGGTACAGTTGCAGGGTTAAGAGTATCAAATGGAGCAGTGCAGGCGCTGCCCTCCGCACTGGTCACGGCGGTTACAGCCGTGCCTACAGGGGAGCACGCATCTAAAATCACCATGACCTATGCGCCGCCGGATACAGCGCACCCCGATGCCGTCATGGTGACACTCGGACTTGATCTGTTCCATGATAGCCTTGTGCAGTATGTAGATGCAAAGCATCAAGAGCAGGACAACGCCTTAGCAGCTTTACGTGATACGGTAGCCACGCAGCAGAATTCGATCACCGCTCTTGAGCAAAAGGTATCTACGCTACAAACGTCCAATACAGAAATGGAGGCGGACATCGCCAAACTAAGGGCAGATGTGGACCGCTTGATGGAAATGTTCCCTACTGACCCAGGTGGACCGTAATGTCGAGCCGCGCGGTAGTCACCTCTGTATTTAGCGGCAGCACGCCACGACGTGCGGAATACCTTCACAAGGCTAACTCTGCTGCAAGGGCGGTTGATTGCCGCCTATGGCACGGCTCATTAGAATCGTGGCGAGAGCCTCGTAAAATCCGTGACGTTGGCGCAAATGCCAAGAGCGTGTATCAGGCGTTTAATTGCTGCTGGCTAGAGTCTACTAAGTGCGCGCACTTTGCCGAAGGGTCAGTAGAGCAACGGCACGTATTTGCCACGCAGTATAACGAGTACGAATACCCCGTGCGCATTGTGTTCGATAGCGAATGCAAGCCTACGGTATACAGGCTAGGGTTGCCTTTCCCTGTCTACGCCCCAACGGCTACGGGCGTAGCCACAACGGGAAAGGGGGCGGCGCCACGTCAATACCTGTACCAATTCAAAGACAGCTTCGGAAACCTTTCATCGCCATCGCCTGTTAGTAAAGACATTACTGTGCAGGAAGGCGCAGCGGTTCAAGTATCCGGCTGGGCTATCCCTGATGGCGGTTGGGATATTCAGTCAATCCTAATATACCGTAGTGTGGCAGGGTATGAGTCCTCTATCAAGGAGGATAAGAACGAAGTGGACGTGGGCTGGATGCGGGTAGACGAAATACCTGCGTCCCGCACATCCTACGTAGACACCAAGTTTGACATCGATCTATTGGAGTCGCTCAAGGAGGACGTAGTAGAACCGCCTCCTGCTAACTTGCAGGGGCTGGTCGAAATATCGAGCATGAACTGCCTTGCTGGATTTGTCGGGCGCACGTTGTACTTTACCGAGAACAACAATTACCACAACTGGATGTTCCAGCTTCAGCTTGACGATACGGTCAGGGCGATTGTTGAAAGCAACAATTTAATCTATGTAGCTACGGAGGGGTCACCCTATGTAGTGGAGGCGGCGGCCTCATGCAAAGACGCTGGGTGTAGACAAGCTATCCGTATGCCTGAAGGATTGCCCTTAGTCGGTAACGGCTATAGGAGCATGGTCGCCGTGCCGTCGGGCGCTGTGTACCCGTCACATCAGGGGCTGATTTATATTCAAGGCAAGCACGCACCGGTGGTGCTGACGTCCCGCCACTATGCGCCAGATGACTGGCAAGCGTTGCACCCTGACACGGCTAAGGTTCGGTATCACCAAGCCAGCCTGTTCGTGTTCTGCCGCAACGGCGGTTTTAACATCCAGATTAAAGATGGCGCAAGTACAGGCACGGACTTAGATCACCACACGGAATTGTCGTTGACGCCAGATGAAGTATTCACCAGTCGGTCAGGACGTTTGTTCTTGCGTTTCGGTTCGGGGGTATATGAGTGGGATCGAGGCACGGCTAAAATGCCTCACTACTACGAAGCCGGTTCTGTGGTGACAGGCGTGCCGTTTAACTTCGGTGCGTTGCAGGTTTTAATGTCCCCAGGCGAGGAGAATATCCAGCTGACGGTAGACGGCGAAGAAGTATTGAACGAAACTATATACACTAATGACTTATTCGCCCTGCCCATGTGGGAGGGGCAGTCGTATAAATGGGCGCTAACCGGCACTGCAACCGTCCACCAGGTTAGCCTTGCGCCCTCAGCCAAGGAACTATAATGCCACGGATTGTACCAATCATCCCTCCCAACAATGAAGCAGCGGCAAAGGTCGAATTAGACAAGATCGTCGCCGCTGCCAAGGCGCTAGACATCCCATTGGAAATGCAAGGATTTGTCGCCAACTGGCTCTCAGACAATACGCGTGTGTTCCTTGCTACAGAAGGCGATACGCCAGTAGGGTTTGGTGTACTCGTGTTCGGGCGCCGGTACTACGATAACGATATGTCAGCGTCTGTATTGATAGCAGAGGGTCTTGCCCGCAAGGAGATGCTGGAGTTTATGGCGGACAGCAGCAAAATGCTAGGCGCCACTATGATGTTCTACGAAGCCCGAGAGGGTGATACGCTGGGCGGTTCGCCTCGTAACATGTTGGCGCTTGAGCTGTAATGAGCACCACCAAAATAAACTGTATCGACAACATAGCGTACCAAGACGCCGCTACTAAGCAGGCTAACGCTATCAAGGCGGAGGCTGTCGCACGCACGGCGGTACAGGTTGGGCTTCTGCTGTGGCAGAGGTATCGTGACGGGCTTATCGCAGACTTGCGGCAGGAGCTATCTAACCGTCGGATGCAGATGGCAGAAGCGGTATTAGATCATGCCAAAAAAGCCTGGGAGAAAGAGGCTTCCTTCGTACAGGAGGTGATGGATCAACCCGCCTTTGCGGTGGACTATAGCCGTATGGCCGCAGTTGGGCAGACCGTTGAGAAGGAATGGAAGTTTACAGACAACGCCCTAATCGCAGCAGCCGAAAAGGTTGGCTTGCCGATCACTCAAAGTGCGGACGCTAGGACGGGGCGCGGCATGGCGACGGCGAAGGTAGACCTAATTGCGCACACTATGCGCACGGCAGAAGCGCGTGCCATAGCCTTGAACGACCGCAGGTATTCCCGCCAACACGCGGTCTTAGCCTTGGGTCGGGGTCTGCTAAGGGAAGCCGCGCAGATGGGGCAGCTTAGCGCAAACGGCACAGTAGTGCGCGCCGCTTTAATTGATACAATTAACTCGGGCATGAAATTGTGGGGATACGAAAGCCGTCGATGGGCGCCCGGAGGCAATTGGGCGACTGGCGGTCAAGGCGCACCGTCTGTCGTACCGCAAGGTTCTAGTATGTATGAAGTGACAAATGCCACTGGCGCCACGTCCACTATCATAGCCACGGATGCGCTAGGTAAAACATTGACCGAAGGTAATTGAAATGGGCACTTGCGTCACAGCGGAAGGTTATAAAATTGCGGAGGGGATTCGCCAATCGGCAGTGTCCTTTGCGGCTTCGCTGCAACAATCTGTAGCGGTTGCCCAGTTTGCGCTGAGTGCGGTTGACGCAGTAAACAATTTCAAAAAGCTGTCGTCTATTTCCAGTCGCGGTATAGCGATAGAAGAACAACAGCAAGACCGTTTGAAGAATGTATTCTGGCCAAGGGAAGATCAATTCCTGGCGGAGTTCACTACCCCTACGGCGGTAGAAAGCCAAAGCGTGCTAGCCAAAAGATACGCCGGTCGTATGTGGGCACCCTACGCTAACGTATACGCCAAGGAGCTTAAGAAGCTAGAGTGTAGCAAGGCTAGGTATTGCGGCAATGCCTACCTGCGTGCCGTGCAAGAGGTGATGGTGGCGAGGGGGACCGCCCGCGCCAACTTCCTCATGGTGGCGGACAAGATCGCCCAGGCGGAAATCGAAGCCTTTAAAGATCGGGACTTTACGCGCCGCAAAGACGCCATTGCGTTGTACCGTGGGTTGATCGGGGAAGCGTCAAGCCTGATGCAGGCGGCGGCAAACGGCTTAGGGGCGGCAGGGCAAGAGGCGGCTAACTTGGCGTCCAACGCGTTGAAAACTTTTGCTTACGCTGATGAACGCCGTCGGGCGCCTGATCCTTACTTCCACGCGCAGACCGCACAAGACGCCATGGAGAACAGCGCCGGTAGTGCGGACGGTCGCACAATAACGTCTACTGATATCGCAGACGCAGGGGGTGGAGGGTCAGCGCTAGAGCAAGCCGAGGCAGGGAACAGTACTACAATACCCGGCTACGAGGCAAATAGGGTATCGACTAGCAGTGTAGTCAACGCAGGCGATACACTAGATCGGGCAAGAGGCGGCATACAGAACATCGAGCTCACAATCCCTGGCATGGAGTACGATGTTAAAGGGGGGAGTGGCGTGGTGCGCACCGAAACGCTTAAGACTACAATCAAACTTGATATCGAGAAATGGCCGCTAGTCAACGTTGCAGGGTACACGCCGTCAGAAGAACAGATTGCGCCGGCGGAGCTGGAGTATCCGCAAGCGGACATAAACGAAACGTTTAAAAAGTAAGGACACGATATGGCTGGCATTGACTTGATGGCGTTCGCTGAAGGTGAAAACCTAGCAAACGAACGCAATTGGAAAGATACGTTTAACGATATCCGCGCTCGCACGGATGAAGAGAACCTGAAGCAAAACACGGCTAAGTTTGACCTGAACTATCCGGTTGCGTCAGAGATGGCCAACAACGATTACGGCCGCTTAGGTGCGGATCGTCAAGTAGGGGAAGCGCAAGCTGGGTGGATGCGCGAGCTATCAAACCTCGCACCAGAAGACCAACCGACGTTCTTGGCGGGCAAAATCCAGAACTATATGCGCACCCTGCCTGAAGGTTCGCCATTAGCCGTGCATACGATGAACCGTTTAAACGAGATGGGGCAGCAGCAAGCGGCCGCCTATCTTAAAGCCGGTAATATGGAAGCCGCGCAAACCATCCTGCGGGCATTGCCTGGCGTGCCGCAAGCAGCCGCCAGCCAGATGACGGATATCGAAAAGTGGAGTAACCCCCTGACCGCTTTTGACGTCAACAACGTCATGGACGCAGGCGGCACACCTATGGGCAACGGGCGTGTACGTATCGGCAATACCGTAATGACCGGTCCTGAGTTTGCGAACATGATGGTGAACCGCGCTAAGGAAAGGCTGTACAATTCAAACCCCTACATGCAGGCTATTAACGACAAGGCTAAAGCCGAAGCCCTTGCCTCGCAGTCTATGGCGCTCAGGCTAGGCGGAGGGGGTAACGCCGCCAATGTCGCATCCTCCAACGCACTCGCTGCGGCGCTACGTGAAAGGGGCGTTGACGTTTTCGTGGATCAAAGAACGGGTCAAGTTGTCGAGCTTCCCGCTATGCCAAAGGACCGCAGGGATTTGCTGAACAACCCCTCAACGCCTAGCGTGTTCTTGCCGTCGCAATACGGCACGTCATTGTCGCCGCAGTCTAGCGTTATGACAGGGGGAGGAGCTACGCCTAGCACGCCTCCGAATTGGCTATCGAACGTTCCCCCAGAAAACCCTCCACCGGCCGCTGTTACACCGTACAATTCAAACTGGCTATCTAACATTCGCCCTTTATTATGAACATACTCCCTGACCAACCGATACCCCGCCCTGTAGCAGCCGGTGTGCCTGCCGCGCCGCCACGGGAGCTATCGCCGGCAGACACTGTGAAAGCCTTAGCGGCGGCCAGAGCGGAAGTAGACGCCGGTTTGCCGCCAGGTACGGTGTTGCAAAATAGTACTGACGCTCAACCGCCTAGCCAAGACCCCCGCGCGTGGCTTAAAATGCTACAGCAGAGTAACGGCGTACAAGTATCACCAACCGTTAACGGCGGGGGCGACTGGTCGAGCGCTAAAGTGTTCGAGAACGTCAAGACCGCAGCGCAAAAATCCCAAGACGAACTAATGTCAAGGATGTTTGGTAACGGGAAGAACCCTGCCCTGAGTGATACTTCGGTGCTACCATTGGCGGTAGACCGATACCTCGATAAAACCCTCGACGGCTAAGACAACTAGCCGTCATTAAGGAACAATGATGGCTAGTGATCTCTACAACCCTGACGCTATCTACAAAGCGCTTAACGAAAAATCCGCTATTGACAGTGGGGTAAACGAACTGCCCAACTTCATGTCCTACTTAGAGGACTTGAACGCCAAGCACGACGACCCCATGATGAAGCTGATCGAAGCGGAGACCAAGGCCGCTAAGTCACGAGTAGGTCGGGGCGGAGGCGGAGGTGGGTACGGCAGAGGCGGCGGGATTAAGATCGACACTAGCTTTGCACGTTCGGCGGCCGCAGCAGACAGAGCCGCGGCAACCGCACTCAGGAGAGATGCGGACGCGTTGTACTCTGACCAGCTATCTAACGCTACACAATCAGAAGGCGAACCTGGCGCACGTATCGCCAATCCTGCTATCGCAAAAGTTCGCCCTGAAATTGACGTCACGAAAAAATGGGAAGACATTGTTAAGTCGGAGAGCTTCGAGCAACTGCCTTACGCTCAGCAACGTGAACAAGCGCAGTTGTGGATCGAGAGTCGCCTAGAAGAAGATCGCAGACGAGTTGAGGCAGCAACCGGCGGGAAGGTTTCCAAAGAAGGGTTAATGCAAACCCGTGCGGCCACCACAAATAACGTTATGAAAATGCTTGGTGGCGCGCCGGAAAAGAATAGCACGTTAGGTATCTCAGCCTTTGACGGGTACTGGGATAACTTTCGCTATAGTTCTAAACGAACCGATCTCGCCGACGCTTATATAAACGCCAAGACGGAAGAAGATCGCGCCCGTATCCGTGACGAACAATTCAAGTTGCGAGACGAATACGAGAAAGGGTTAAGCCCCTTCAACAAAGACCTGATGAAGCAGGCCGCCTACCGCAAGCGGATCGTTGAGGAACAAAACCTTAAAGAGCGGGGGGATGCCACGCTTACACCGACGCAAGAAATTGCATTGGCGGCGAAGGAAATGGCCGCGTCCCCTGGGCTTCAGATGATGGGCAGCGCACCGGCTATGGTGGAGTCTATCGCTAAAACAAACCTCGCACGGTTCGGAGTTTTAGGGGCAGGGGCGTTAGCCGGTCCGGCAGGCGTTGCCGTTGCTGCTCCTGCTAGCCAAGCGGCAGCCATTGCTACAGGTACGGCAGTGGGCGCAAGGCAATCGCAAGAGGAAATGGTAGGGGCGATGTTGGACGAGTTTCGCACGATGAAGCGAGAGGACTTGGACAAGAGCGATAAGTTCAGGGAATTGCTAGAGTTCCACGGCGGCGACGAAAACCGCGCACGTTATGCGTTAGCCGACATGGCGATTAAGAACGCCACCCCTTGGGTTCAAGGCATCGGCGCGGCAGGCGGTGCGTTAACCGGTGCGTCGATGGGTGCGGCAGCTTTTGCAAAACTCCCAGGCGTTAGTGCGGCAGTAACTAAAGGGCTAGGTTCCGTCGGTATTAACAAAACCGCGTCATCTGCGGCGCTCGGTAAGCTGACGAATACGCTTGCAGAAAAATACGTGGCGCCTTCGATACTTAAGTCAGGGCTGGCGCAAACAGGTAAGCAAATTGGGATCGAAGCCGGCAAAGAATTCGGCGAAGAGTTTGGACTACAGACTGCGGCAAACATAAGTATGCAGGGCGAAGGCTTAGACAAAGGCACATTTGAGGGCGCGTATGGTGCAGGTACTCAAGGCGCTTTGCAAGGCGGAGGTTTGGCGGTAGGCGCTAAAGGTATCAGCAAAGTAGCGGGTAAAGCCCTCGGTCCCGTGATTGATAACGGGGACACCGTAGTTGCGCCTAGTGCAAAAGGCGGTTTCGAGCGTGTTCGCTCAGGTAAAAAAGCAGAGCTGTCTAACGTGGCGGTAGACCCTGATACGTACCTGATGCGCTTACGAGACGTCGATGCGACGAATGATCCTAACGCCGCCAGTATAGTAGGTTCCGCCAACCACCACCTTATCTCAAACACGGCTGTGGCGTCGGGGTTCTCGCCAGACGTGGGTAATGCTTTAGCTGCTAGCGTCAACGCCCTTATGGCAGGGTCTGCGTATGACGGCAGTGCTATCCAGTTACCGATGACGCAGCCTAACGGCCAGCGGACTAACGTATCCCTGTTAATGGACAACAATGGGTATCTTAACGTTGCAGACCCTGCAACCGCCACGCCTGAAATAATGGCCACGCTGACCCAAGCCAACGGCCTTGTGGACTCGATGCGAGACGGCGTTCTGAAGTTTGCGGAAAAGACGGCTGGGTTTACGCCTTACGGAGGTGGTCCTACCGCTACACCAGCGCCTGCACCTGTACCTACACCGGCGCCCGTGCCAGCGCCTACACCAGCGCCTGCACCTGTACCAAACGCACCAGCGCCCGTATCAAACGCACCAGCGCCCGTATCAAACGCACCAGCACCCGTATCAAACGCACCTGCACCCGCACCGGTAGACGCTACGGCTACAGCGCCCGTATCAAACGCACCTGCACCAGCACCGGTAGACGCTACGGCTACACCAGCGCCTACACCGGCGCCCGTGCCAGCGCCTGCACCTGTACCTACACCGGCGCCCGTGCCAGCGCCTACACCCGCGCCTACACCAGCGCCTGCACCCGTATCAAACGCACCAGCACCCGTATCAAACGCACCTGCACCAGCACCGGTAGACGCTACGGCTACAGCACCCGTATCAAACGCACCAGCGCCTGCACCGGTAGACGCTACGGCTACAGCGCCCGTATCAAACGCACCAGCGCCTGCACCGGTAGACGCTACGGCTACAGCGCCCGTATCAAACGCACCAGCGCCTGCACCAGTGCCAGTACCAAACGCACCAGCGCCTACACCTGCACCACTGCCGACCCCTACCGCAACGCAAACATCCATAGACAATGGAGGCATCCCAACCGCACCACCTATTACTAAAATCTCCGACACGGGTCCGTACACCGAGGCTGTCAAGGCGCTGAATGCAAAAGACCAAATGTATGTGTGGGAGCTTGAGCGTAGCTTATCGAACGTCCAGAATGCAGGGGACCGCGCCGGTGATCCGTTCTATGAGCGCATAGCGGAAATGGCGAAGCTCGTTAAGCGCACACTGTTCGTCAGTAAAGAGATTCAAAATTACTACACTAACGCGCCTTCAGAGAACCTCCCTCCCTACATGCGGTGGGCGAGAGACACTCTAGGGATAGAGATCGTGATAGGGTACAGTAACGCGCAGTGGGCTAACAGCATTAAGAACGGCGCCGACGCCTTGACGGCTTTAGCGACCGCAACCGAGAATGCAGGGCTGAACAACGTGGAGGCTGCACGCGCAGTGTTGGCACTTTACACTGCGTCTGGTATCGCTATCCCTCCTACCCTGTACACGACAACGGCGATTAAAAACCCTAACGGTCGTACTTTAGGAGCGAGAGGGACGTATGAAGCATACTGGATTGGCGACCAAGTGTTCGACCCTAAGGTGCGGCTATCCGGTAGCAAGGGTCGTAAGGGTAAGCGGTATATCTCTACCGCGGCAGACACTATTCCGCACGAATTTTTACACGGTTTGACCACTGCGGGGGAGCTTCGCTATAAGAATAGCTTGTCGCCCGCAGACCGTACGGACTACAACGCATTAGTAAAGCACCTGATAGGGCTACTGCCTGAAGGGGTCTACGCTAAGACCAACGTAAATGAAATGATGGCGGAGTTATTCAATCCTCAAATTCTTTCATTTCTGTCACAAACAAAATACGACCTCTCCGCCTTCCCTTCCAATGCACGTCGGGCAGCCGAACGGCTACTCGTACCGCCTAAAGGGAACCTACTGGAAATGGTACTTAGCCTAACGGCTAACGTGTTCCGGAAAGTGTTCGGCGTAAACGTCACCCCCGATTCATTGCTCAATATCGTGGCAGGGGCGATAGCGCATTCAATGGCGATGGCGTCGGAGTCCATAAAGGTAGGGCCTGCCAATGCGCTCACGCCGGGTAAACCTGTCCCTCCCCCCTACGTCGCCCCTGGTACGACTCAAGCAGGTGCGACTCAAGCAGGTACGACTCAAGCTGGTACGACTCAAGCGCCTAACCTATCCGCCACTTTGCCGACCGATTTAGCCAAAGGGGGAGGACGGTACAACTACGGGACAAAAGCGTTTACGTTGGATTTCGGAAGAGACATAGATCGCGCGGCGTATGTGGCGCGTAATGTAAAAATTAAAAGCAAGCGCGATGCGGACTATCTTCAGTTTGTGATGGACGCAACCGGCTGGACAGAAGATCAAGTACGGGCGCACGGTGACGCAGTGGCGGCAGCTATTAAAAATGTAGCGGCTGCACGCACGGCAGGCGGGAGCATACGTGTACCTGTAGTAAACGCCTCTGTGCAAAATGTCGAAGTCGATCAAGCCGGTTCTGTGGATTTAACGTCCGAGCGTCCAACATCCGGCGATTACTCCGCAGGCGTGGCGACAGGAACCTTAGCCTCCCCCGCTACGGCTACCCGAGGTGTGGCGCAATCCCTACGTAAATCCGGTACGGTCGAACAAAAAGTTAAAGGGACGTTGCCCTTCCTTAAGCAGATGGGGGACAAGCTGATCGAGAGCTTTGCAGACCAAGCGCTGCCCATGGTGCGATGGATCGAAGGACTAAAGGTTGCCGATACGGCTAAGCAATCCCTGCTCGGGACTATGCGAACAGCGGCAAACGTGCGAGATACGGTTATTGGCATGGCGCAAAGAGATTTTGGCGGAGACGCCATGAACAAATTGATTGGCGAGATATACGCTAAGGTGCGCAAGACCGCAGCAGGGAAAGACCTCAACACCGAGCAAGTGGTGCGGGATATAGGTTACGCTGTCACCGCCACCTACGCCAAGATTAAAAACGCACGGATGTTGCAAGAAGACCGTGACGCTCAAGCCAAGGCGCTGTCCGATCTGACGATTGCCTCCGCTTCTAACCTGTCGCCCGATGTGATCCAAGGGTTGCAAATGGCGTATGACGAAGCTACTCGCCTCGTCGCAGACCGTGAGCACGCAATCAACCAGCCGTCTACAGGGTTGCCTCACATGGGGGTTACGCCTAAAAGCGGTGGAGAGGCGTACCCTGTTGGGTTGGCAGGAGGCATGAACAACGCTGATGCGGATGCGCACATCGCAAGGGCGGCGAAACTCTACGGGCAGGCTAGCGTGGACGCCGTGGCAAGGGAGCTGTACCGCCTTAATGCGTTTCGTCTTGTCACGGATATTGAAAGCGGGCGCTCGCAGGCGGAAACTGTAGCGCTGTACTCCCCTGAGTTATCCGCATTGCGTTACGACCTAGTAGATTTTGAAGCCTTGGTGTCCGACCCTAACGCCGACCAACGTCGTATCGAAACCGCACGCGAAGCATTAGCACGCAAGATCGCCCTAACATCTAAGTACGTCCCGACGACGGGCGACTCTAACCGCCCACTGGAAGGTGACGTATTAGGCGTGGGCGTGAGCGCGCCAAACGTGGCGACGGATAAGAGGCTTAAGGGTCGGCAGTCTTTGGGCGATGACGCCGTGATGGCAACGCTTAGTGCAATGCAACGTTCGGCGGCTGCGGCAGGGTGGCAGGACTTCGGGCGCCAGATTCATCAGATATACACGGGCATGAATGACGCCCAACGTAAAGAGGCGGGAATCAAACTCATAGGCACGTTAAACGTGATGACTCGCTTAAGCGACAACGTGGTGATATACAACAATATCGGCTACGAGGTCGGCACTTCAGGCGCAGAAATGAGGGCGTTGCGCAAGGAGAACATGGACGGTCAAAGCGTGCCAATGCGGTGGGCTCAAATGCCTACGCAATGGATGGCTTATGCCGCTACGCAGATGAACCCCACGTTCGGACCGATTAACATGGTACGGGATACGTGGGAGAGAAGCGAATTTCTGCGCACTCGAACGCTGTACGATGCGCAAGGACGACAGGTAGATACCGATAAAGTAGCTCGTCGCATGATATCGCTAGCCGCCAGCGGCAAGGTGTTTAAAGACGTGGCTAGCGCCCAGTGGGGCAGAGACCAGAACGGCAAGTACGCTGTGTTGTTAAGGGAGTTTGAGCAATACGGGGGTGGAGGCGCCAGGTTCTCTAAGATGCTCACTCACGAACGTGCGAAACTGGTGGCGGATATCGACGCTTATGCGGCAAACCCTGCGCGCCCTATCGCCATGGCTCGTAAAGCCTTCCGCGCCACGGGGAAAGTGATATCGCAATGGAACACGTCGTTCGATGCAGTAGCGGCATTATCTGCATATGCTGCCTTACGAGAAGCAGGCATGACGAAAGAGGCAGCCGCAGCGGCATCGCTTGACCTGATGGACTTCGGCAAGAAAGGCACGGCCATGCCGATATTCCGCGCGCTGTACATGTTCGCCCAACCGGCTGTTACGGGCGGCGCAAACCTGATTAGGCAGCTAAAAACCACGAAAGGTCGTAAACGCTTTGCCGCCTATACCGTCGCACTAGGGGCGGTGCAAATGCTGCTAGCGTCTCTCGCCGGCGATGACGAGGAATTAGGCAAGAACAAAATGGACTTGCTTGACGAGTACACGCAAGATCGTTTTATCCCTATCCCTGTCGGACCAGGCATGATCGCCAAGTTGCCAATCGGATTCGGTATGCCGATGTTGGCGAACGTGCTGTCTAGGCAAGCGTTGGGGTTTGCACAAGGCAAGCAAGGCGCAGGGGAGGCTGTGTCTAACGTTCTTACCCGTGGCGTCATGCCGTCCGTGTCGCCGATTGAAGACTCTAAAATATCCTTCAATGAAAACGCTTTGCAGTACTTCGCTCAGACTTTCACGCCGTCCGTCCTTAAGCCTGTCACTAACGTTGTGATAAACAAAGGCGGGCTAGGGCAAGATATTATCAGCGAAAAATTCTACAAAAGGGAGGAGTACCGATCTGAGCAAGGCTCGCCGTTTACGGCTAAGGAGTACACGGAAATCGCACGTGACCTGCGCACTACCTTTGGTATCGACATGGCGCCTGAACAGGTGCGGGAAATCATGCGCGGTTACGCTCTAGGCGCTGCACGTTGGGCGCTGCAGGCGTATGTGGACAACCCTAACCGTGAGGCGCAAGGACGTGTGACAGAGAATCCTATTACGCGCCCATTTGTGTCAGGCTACAACCCCAACGCCGTGTTGGCGGAGTTTGGCAAACTGCAAAAGGAAGGGCTGGGCATAATGCGCGAAGCGGCGGCGTCACCCGACACCCCGTTAGACGCCCGGCAGGAACAAGTACTGACGCTGTATAAGCAGTGGAAAGAACAGGAGAAGGAATTTACGGCGGAAGGCAATAGGCTGACCAAAGCCGGTGTTGCCCGAGGCGTCGACCCGTCTCGCAAGTCGCTGTCCGACCGCAAACAGCAAGCGCAAGTTCAGATCATCCGGCAATTCAATGCGCTGGAGTAACTAGGCAGGGGCGTTCAGCATCTCGATTACCAAGTCCTGTAGCTCGATCTTGGTTTTCGGGACGTTGAACACCCGCCTATCTTCTGTGCCGCGTGCAAGAACGTGGAAG